GTACCCTTTTGAAAATTTTGAGAATTATAAATTGCTGTTATGGTTTTATTACCATAATTAACAAAATTATCAACCGTTAAAAAACTTGTTGTAAAATCTTTGTATGATGGTGCACTTGCTGTAACGTTTGTACCATCTGTTGCTGCGTTATAATAAAATTCGTTATATGCTTGTAACGCAAGTAATCTTATAAAACCCCATTGTGTTACGCTGACATTTGGGTTTGTATGTAGATATGGTAGCCAACTTGCATCTTGTCCGTGATCGGTATCGCCTGATATTGCTAGACCAGTATTGGCTTGTCCAGTCCATTCTCCACTAGGGTCATCTACAATATATGTAGGTGGCACACTATTGCCCAATGCGGGAATAGCCTGCGCACCTATGCTTATTAGATTATCATATGTGGTGTTACTTAACTGTGTTCCACCGTTTGGCTGACAATTTTGCCAAGCCTTTTGAATGGCATATGTTAATAAGTTTAAACAAGTATTATTGACTAAACTACCTGGTGTGTAACTTGCGTTGTTGCTACTTACACCCATATAACTTTGTGCAGTGGGGTTGATGTAAAATCCATTACCTTGCAATAATGAACTTACAACATTCACTCCTAATGGACTTTGTGTTACTGAATCGCTCATTCTACAAAAACGTCCTCACTGCCGTCTTTAATTTTATGTCCACATGTATTGGCACTTCCTATTCTTAGTACAGGCTTACCCTCAGCAAATACTGAGGGGCTTCCTTCAGTAGTTTTTGCTTGTTTATGTGAACTATCACTTGATGGGTCATGCGGGGTTAATTCGCTAGGGCCATGCAAACCAACAGCAATGTTATTACAGAAAACGGTATCAGCGCCTAACTGTATTGCACCACCTGTTGTATTTTTATCACCCTTGCGACTTAATCCCGGCATTAATTATCCCATAATTACTTTTTTATCAGGTACAGTCAACCCTGTTGTGGCTTGAATGTACTTGGACTTTACTGACTCATCAGTGTTTCCACTTAATGCGACACTATTAGTATTTAGTTGCACATTTCCATGCTGTTCTGAAGTAAACATACTTGGGACTAATCCCATGCCTTGTTGTGTTGGGGCAATGCTTACTGGGTCGTTAATAGTGATAGTATTACCATCAACACTAACAACTTTTGCTACTAATTCTTCACCGCTGTTTAATTTAAACGAATAAATCTCATCTACTACATAATTCATGCTGCGCTTTCCTTGTCAAATTTTGCTTTTAATTCTGTAAACCCACCAATATATTCTTCATCTAAATATATTTGTGGCACTGTACGTGCGTTTGGAATGGCTTCAACTAACTGCTCTTTAGTCCAACCTTTACCAATAACACGTTCTTCAAACTCAATACCTTTTTGCTTGAGTAGTGCCTTTGCTCTTTCGCAATAAGGACACATCTCCTTGCTCCATACTAGTGCTTTCATTTTTTTCTCCTCGTTATACTAATTATAGTTCAGGCAACTCATCATAATTTATTGTGTCGCCCATTACACCAATAACATAACTTGTGCTTTCGCTTTCTTGCAGTGCGGTTTGTTTGCTTGAGGTATTGCTGTGTTTATTGAACCATGGAATCGGTGTTGTCTTTGGTGAGGGTTGTTGATATTTAATACCGATTTCTTTAAGTGCGTTATTAGCAGTATAATCAACAAAATCTTTTAATATTTGTGCATTTAATCCAATAACAGGACCAAATTTAAACAAATAGTCAGCCCAGTCTTTTTCTTCACGAATGACATCCATATACATGTTGTATACTTCTGTTTCACATTCTGCTTTTACTTGTGCAAATCTTGGGTCTTCTTTTACTACTTGATTAATAATCCAAGCAGTCCATTCTTTGTGTAATAGTTCATCTTGTAAAATTAAACTAATGATATTGCCATTGCCCATGAAAATTCTATTTTCAACCATTGCTAAACTTGTAGCAAAACTAACCATGAAACGAAATGCCTCAAGCGCATAACTTGCGTTAAGTGCTAGCCAAATATGTTTGATATGCTGATGCTCTTTTACTGGTACTTCTAATTCAACTTCGCAGTTTACTTTATGTAAATTATCATAGTATTTGCCCACACTGCTAGCCATGTCAACAATTTCTTTTGTATCGTGAATGGTGTTAAACACTTCTTTTGGCACATTATAAATGTTACGAATAATGTGACTATAACTACGACTATGAATGTTTGTTTCAAAAAAACTCCAGTTGTACATTAGTGCTTCAAGTTCAGGTAAACTAATAACTGGGGTGAATATCTGACTGGGGCCACGACCTTGTATGCTATCTAATGCAGTTTGTCTTAGCAAGTTGCTGGTAAAAATATGTTTAACTACTTCACTTGCATCTTTGAAATCTTGGCTATCTTTTGTCAAACTAATTTCTTCTGGTACCCAAAAGAATCCACGAGCGGTCGTTTCAAAGTCCGCAATCTTTTTGTATTTGACTTCTTCGAATCGTTGAATGGTTACAGGACCTTCTGGGTCGAGAAACATCTTACGATTAAGATAATTTGTTTTTGTTTTTAAATTGTATTGTTGTTCGCTCATTTTTCTGCTCCAAATCTTACACCAAATATCATTCTTAAATTAGTTGCTTTTTCTGTTATAGGTTCAACCCAATGAAATTCATTTAGACTATAGATGACCAACCTATTAGGTTTAGGCAAATATTTATTACTGTCAAAGCAAAGTCTGCCTCCCCAGTCTTCTTCCCAAGTGTTGTGGCAAAATATAAATGCTTTATAATAATTAAATAACTCTTGATAATCGCTACTTGTTTTATTTTTGTCTATATGTCTAGGAACTGTGTAACTATTTTTTCCATACATTAAATATGCGGTTTCAAGTCTGGGCACACTGCTCTGTAATTGCTCACCTAAAAAATCTTTTATGTTTTGTATTACCCCAATGATATTTTTACCTATACCATGTGCTGGGGTAACCATGCTACCTTGTAAATCAGCATAACATAAATCCCACGCTGATTTATCTTGTGTGTAGAATTTCGCTACAGATTTAAAATTTCCTTTTTTTGCTACATTTAATGCGTACTCATTTTTTCTAATTGCTGCCTCATTCAGCCAATTAAATGTTTCAGTTGGTAAAAAGTTATCTTTAAGATATAACATAGTAGTAATCCAAATTAAAGTTGTGTTGCTGTTCGTTCATTTGTCATTTACCGTATAATAATAGTCTAATTTGTTATTGTGCTGTATAAAAGATGGCAAGGTTAATTCTGTTTTGTTTGTAATATAATCGTATAACGAATTAGCAAGAACATTATTTGCCTCTTCTGTTAAATGACATGCAATACGATTACTATTTTCTTCAAATCTAGGTGGGGATATACAATCCATTGGAGAATCTAAACTTTTTGACATTACTCTATGAAAGTCCCATAAATTCCATTTACTATTGATATTAAGTTTTTGTCTAATAGAACTTGACATAGATTCTTCTGTTACTGGCAACATAATACATTTATCATGCATACGTGATTTTACATCTTGTAAAATTAAGTCTTGCGCAGTTTCCATAAAATCATTATCACTTACCATATACCACATTTTTAATTTTTCAAACGTGTCTAGTGTTTGTTCATCTAAATTTTTAAATCTTAAATACCATTCTATATTTCCAAATCCTGAAACATAATTTAAAGTTTTTTCTTCATCTGTAATTATGTTTACACGTTTTGTATATTTTGCAGGGTCACAACATAAAAAAATTACATAATCGTAATTTTTATAATTATGTAAAAACAATTTATAACTTACAAAAGTTGGTATACCGGCAATGCCATGCGTTTGACCAGTTTGATCTTTTGTAATGACAGTACCTCCTAGTTTTGTTGCTAAAAGATTGTACCACGCAAAATTTACAGATTCTATGTGACTACAAGCAAAACTATCACCAAAGACACCTATCTTCATAACTTACATGCTTCGCAATCAGCATCCTCAAGTTCTTCTAATATAATAGGGCTACTTACTTCATTTGTAACAATTAAATCTTCTGATTTAGATCCTTGTTTATTAATCAAACTATAATAAAAACTTTTTAATCCATACTTATGTGCTAACATTAAATTCTTAGCAATCAATGTTGTTGGTACTTTTTTATCAGAATAATGTGCTGGATTATAAAATGTATTTGTACTAATGCTTTGATCAACATATGCTGCTAATACAGCAGAAGTTTTAATGTAGGGCAAACAATCACGTTGATCCCACATTAATTGATATTTGTTTTTAAGTTTATTGTATTCTGGTACAACTTGTATTAAACTACCTGCTTTACTTTCTTTAACACTAATTAAACTCATTGGCATTTCAATACCGTTTGTACTATTAATCACAACGCTACTACTTTCAACAGGTGCGATTGCCATTAGTGTTGCGTTACGTACTCCATATTGTTTCATGTCAGCACGTAGTGTTTCCCAATCAAGTTCTGGTGTAAAATCTGCTAATTCATTAACACCTTCACTGCGCAACTCCCAGGGAAATATTCCTTGACCATAACGTGTCTTATCACTGTCAACACATTTGCCACGTTCTTTGGCAAGATCAATAGTTGCCTCTGTAAGATAGTATGCTTGATGTTCCATCCAACTCTTGACTTCTTGTAAACTATCAGGTTCGCCATATTTTAAACTGCGTTTGGCATGCCAATATGCGAGATTAGTAATACCCACACCCAATGGTTGAATTTCATCATTGCTTAACTTACTTTGAATACTTAAGAAATCCTGATAATCTAATATGTTACACAGACTACGCTGTAATACACGACAGGCTCTGCGCATATCTTCTGGGTTACGAAATGCTCCCCAGTTAATTGATCCCAATGTACAAAGTGCGATTCTACCGTTATCATCGTCTAAACGCTTAAATGGCTTAGTTGGTAGT